CATTTTTTAATTAATTTCAATACAGCAGCTTTGCTGCATGCCCTTCGGGCTGTATTGAAATTAATTCTTTTTAGGAAGTTTTCCGTGGAGTGTTCTCGTTGGTGGCGGGTGGCGGGGGGCGGGTTATATTTGGGTCCACTGGGTATGGCGCAGCGATTTTTTTAGTAGTAGCCCTGCTACTGATTTTTCCGAGATTGTGCGATTATGAACGATTTTTAGTAGCAGGGCTGCTACTATTTCTTTTAGGGTATTTCCAGCAGCCTTTTTAAACGCACCCGCCACCCGCCACCCACATTTTTGCATTCTACTACTCCTTTTTATTATTTATTTTAAATAAAGAAATAAAGAAACAAAGAAAAGAATAGGTGCTACGCAACCTCATAAATACCGCTCGCGGTTTATTTTACATTCCGCACCTGTTATGGTAAGAAAATATATAATAACGCACGTAAAACATTTCGCGTATACGCCAACCATACCGATCACAGTTTATTTTACATTCCTTCCCTCCGTTTTTACCTAATACATATATATATGTTAAGTGATAGTGATATTGATAGTGATATTGATAGTGATATTGATAGTGATGGTGCTGAGTCCGTTGTAGTTCGTTCGCATAGAGGTTCTTATGAGATCAATATTGATATCAAGAATAAAAATAATGATATCAAGAATAAACAGTCCGCGGTGGCGGTGCTTGCGAAGGATATCTCTTCTAAACGGTTAGTTCACATCAATGCGACGAAAAAATTGCTGAATGAATTGAATGCCCTCAACCAAGAATTGAATGCCCTCAACCAAGAATTGAATGCCCTCAACAAAGAATTTTATGCCCTCAACCAAGAATTTAATACTGCATTTGAAGCAGAGCATAACCACCCGAGTCCTTGGTATACCCCCCCTATGCCGTCGCCGTCAGGCGGTCAACGCCATAAAAAATCCACCACCAAAAAAATAAAGAAACGTTCAATTCGCACTACCCACAAAAAATCCCACAAACCCCAAAAGGAACCGAAAAAGAAACCCAAAAAGAAACCAAAACGCAAAACTAAAGCCAACAAACGACTCAAACGCACACGCACCCGCAGAAGATAAGTTGTGCGTTACGAAATGCAAACACAGTAAAAATTAAAATCTCATCTTTTTTTAATTAATTTCAATACAGCCCGAAGGGCATGCAGCAAAGCTGCTGTATTGAAATTAATTCTTTTTTTAGGAAGTTTCCGGTGGCATATATGGATGGGGCAATTTCTGCCCTACTACATAAAGGTCTGATACACAACTAAAAGTGTGATTGTGGGAGATCATTGCTGTAGGGATGGGGCAATGGGGCAATTTTTGCCCCTAATTTGGCAAAGTCTCCGAGATTGACCCTGCTTCATTTCCTGGGACTTTCTCAAAACCGGGCAAAATTTGTCCCATTGCCCCATCCCTTCTCTCTTAACTCGGATGGGGCAATGGGGCAATTTTTGCCCCTAATTTGGCAAACTCCACGAGTTTGACCCAAGCTCCTTTCATGGGACTTTACTCAAAACCGGGCAAAATTTGCCCCATTACCCCATCCCTTCTCTCATCTGCCATGTTCTCTCCTGTCCTCTTCTCTTCTCTTCTTATATATATATACTTTTTCTTCATCCTCTTAAAATAATAATAATAATAATAAAAATAATAATAATAATAATAATAATAATAAAAATAAATAAATGAATAAATAATTAAGCACCTGAAGAGGACATCAGTCTTCCTACATTAAGGTCTTGAACATCGTGTAAATTGTCTTCATGTAAAATTAAGCGATGTCATAAGCGTGTCTCTAATACAAAAATATTAGATGATGTTTGCTCCGAATAAAAAACCCTCTGTGGCAAACAACATCTAAAAATTAAGAAAGAAAAACAACCGCAAACAAAATACACAAACGACACCTATTTCCGCACAATATAATTATTCGTTACTAATTGCGAATTTAGTGAAAAATTATAATATTTATAAATATTATAATTATGGATAGTGAAGAAAAACTTAGTGATGAGGTTACTCCTGCTGGTGCTGGTGATGAGGTTACTCCTGCTGGTGCTGGTGATGATGGGGATGATCCTGACGATGCTGCTGGTTCTGGTTCTGGTAATGATATTCTAGAAGTCACTAACAATAAATACGTGTTATTAGAAAGCATAGCAAATAATAGTTTCCCTTTCCTCACCCGGAGCGGTCGCGAGGCCGACGCCGAAAATAAGCTTATGAATACACTTCTTAATACTAAATTTACATTCGAAAGTAAGGAAAGTATATACAAGGACCATCGCACAAACCTTAAAGAAAAAATAAAGAGTGAGGAGAAGGCGGCGGCGCAGGAGGTGAAAGTGGCGGAGGAGGCGGTGAAAGCAAAGGAGTTGGAAGCGACGAGGGCGCAGGAAGCGGCGGATGCGAAGGCGCAGGCGGCGGATGCGAAGGCGCAGGAGGTGAAAGTGGCGGAGGACGCGGTGAAAGCAAAGGAGTTGGAAGCGACGAGGGCGCAGGAAGCGGCGGATGCGAAGGCGCAGGCGGCGGATGCGAAGGCGCAGGAGGTGAAAGTGGATACGAATAGTGCGCGCGCGGAGGGGATGAGGGAGGGGGTGTCGCTCGCCGAGGTCGCGGCGCGAGAAGCGATGAATGATAATAAGGAGTCCATTATAAATGCGACTGATCCGCGGGCTTGGGGAAAGTTTCAAAATGCGTTAATAAAAGCGATAAAAGCGATAAACGACGTCGCGCCCGCGCCCGTCGACGTCGTCCCCGCGGCGGCGAATGTGGGGCGGCGGCCGATGAAGTCGTCGAAGGTTGCGGCGTCGGACAAGACGAAGGTCGCAGCGGGGGCCGCAGCGGGGGCCGCAGCGGCCCCCGCAGCGGGGGCCGCAGCGGGGGCCGCAGCGGCCCCCGCAGCGGGGCGGGAGGCGCAGGAGGGAGGAGGGAGGAGGGATACGAATGACCCCGAACGCTCGTTGGACGAACTTGGCATAAGAGGTGGCGGCTCTAAAAAAAATGTTAGTAAGAAACGCAGAAATACAAAAAAATAACGCTGATGTAAAAACCAAAAAGTAGACGTTAAAACGTGCGTATACACGCAAAAATAAATATGCGATATGAATTAAAATATTTAGCGTTGAATTTGTAGTCTTCCAAACATATTGCAGATTGCATAACATTCATTGCACATTCCACATTTGATTCTTATATTTATATCATATTCTGATTCACCATGATATGATATATCTTTAGCATGAACTATAATTTCTTGTTTACACATACGACACTTTTCGATGTTGCTCTGTGTTGTTGGTGTCTTTGTCATTTTACTATCCATATCTGATTCTTATTAATAAAAAGATAAATCCTTCTTCAATTTTTATATATATGATGTTACGCCGTAGACTATCAAGTAAAAAGTCCCCACCGCCCCCTGTGCGCCGTGCCCTTAACCTATAAACCCGCCGGTGGAAAGAATCGCAAACACACTAAACGTACTCGCGGTAGAAAACATTATCGTGCGCGTGGTGCAAAACGCTCCAGCATTCGCTGTAGATAAATAGTATAAATACCATATTACTGAAACATATAAATTCATTTTATTACTTACAAAACAAATTTAAAACAATTTGCATTATAAATAATAAAATGAATTTATATAATCCATATGTCTTTACCGTAGCACCTATACTATATATAAATTATATATTAGACTGTGTTATTAGTAGCAATTATGATGTAAAAAGTGCTAGTGCCAGTACAAATAGTAAAAGCATTATTAATTACGTTCGTGTATACAATATTATGCAAATTGCTCTGTGTTCATATATGACGTATGGGTTATTTCCGATTGTGTCAAATGGTATTACAAACCCATTTGGAATAAATACCCCATACAATGATCGACTTGAATGGTTTACAACTGTTCACTATTTATCTAAATACTTTGACTGGATTGATACAGTTATAATAATTAAGCGACAAAAGGCGAGTCAATTATCATTTCTTCATGTATATCACCATAGCACAGTTTCAGCCGTGTGGGGGTTTATGTTATATATGGGGCACGGCAACGGAACTGCTGCGTTCGGTGCTTGGATTAACTCTCTTACGCACGTTTTAATGTATAGTCATTACCTTTTGACGTCTTTTAATATCAAAAATCCACTCAAGAAATACCTAACTATGTGGCAAATTACACAGTTCTATTTATGTTTTACTCATGGTATCGTTATGTTATTTGTATATCCAACATGGGAAACTTATTTACCATATAGATACTCGTGGTTATGTGTATCATACCACTCCTCACTTATAGTCCTATTTACATATTATATGAATTATGTTCCAACTATATTAAAATTAAAAACTAACTAATTATATATGGTTGTTATTGATGGAGTATCGTACGACTTTACTTTGTTTGATCACCCAGGAGGAAACGACATAATTAAACTATTTACTAATGAAAGTAGTTCAAACGACCTTACTATGGTTTTTGTTTCCAATCATAGTAGAGTATTTCCTCACAATAAGTATAAACATCTGCGAACACAAATTATACAAAATGAAAAAAATGTAATAGATACATCTATCTCGCGTTATACAGATTACTTGGAATTGATTAAAAATGTAAAAAAAGCTAATATTAATCCTCTACCTACACAATATTATTGGATTAAGGCGTGTTTGCTATTATCTTCTAATATATATCTTAATTATAAATTATATATTAACTGGAACTTTGGAATGGCAATGATACTTGCGTATATAAATGCTCTTATAGGACTCAATATTCAACATGATGCAAACCACGGTTCTTTGTCTTATGATAAAGATATTAATGAAATATTCGGTTTATCTCAAAATTTAATAGGTGGAAGTAGAAATTTATGGATTGTTCAACACATGGTCAAACATCATATACATACTAATATATTAGGCAAAGACCCTGATACGGATGGAATGGGCATCGTTAGAATAAATAAATACTCTAATAAATACTATTTCCATAAATTACAATGGATATATACTTTAATTGGTTTACCTTTATTCTCCTATCAAATACTTATTGTTGAATTATACGAATGTCTTTGTAAAAGATATTTTTTTGATTTTATAACTAAAATCATTTTTATTTATCTTAATATTGTTAAACCATATAAAGGTTCTATAGTCAGAATAATAGAAACACAATTGTGTATAATGTTTACTGGTGTTTATCTTTCGTTTTTTTTTATATTAAGTCATAACTTTACAGATGTTAATAACGATAAAATTCAATCTTCATTATCGTTTATGAAACATCAAATTATTTCGTCGTGCAATTTTGATTCTCCCGTTTTCACTTATCTTAATGGTGGACTAAATTATCAAATAGAACACCATTTATTTCCAAGATACCACCATTCAAAATATAAAGAATTGTCTGTTGTTGTGAAACAAACCGCACATAAATACAATTATAAATACACTCAATTTGAATCATTGTATAGTAATTTTAAAAGTACTATTCTACATCTTTACTTTTTGGGGAAATAATTTAATAAATGATATTATGATTTCATTTTCATTTGGTAATATCATTTTTTAAATTATTTAAACAGTAATATTATTATAATATTATGAGCTATACCGTGTCTATCAACAATAAACGTATACACGATTTCTACAAAAATAATCCATCCATAGATGTAGAATCTTTAAATCTACTAATGATTGACTTTATTGAAAAACTCAACACTGATATGAATAAAACTCTTACCGAAACCATAAATAAAGAAATATTGAGAAATGTCAATAATCTAGAACAAAATGTACGCACTATTAATAAAGAATACATAGAAACAATTAAAACCACCATAAAAATTAACTCCAATGAAGAAAGTAATAAATTATCTTCTCTTATCAATAAATCTACTCAACAATTCACAGATAAAATTAACGAGGTTACAGAGAATAAATTCAAAACTACTTTAAATGATTTTAATAATAATATTATTAAAGAACTTAAAGAGAATAATAATTCGGACAATTTTATAAATAAATTTGAATCTAAATTGCAAAGTATTCAGCAGCCGATGTACTCTTTTATCAGTTCACAACAAGAATTGTTAGTTAAAAAAATGAATGAAAACAGCAATGACAAATCTAAAATAGATGACGTCATGAATGATTTGTCTGATTTTCTAAATAAAATGAAAAATTCTTCGGTACACAAAGGAATTTATGGGCAAAATATATTGGAAAATGTTCTTAATTCGGCGTTTCCCAGTTCTCAAATCGTTAATACCAGCGGTACAAAAGCATCCGGTGATTTTATGATTAAACGCGATAATAAACCTGCAATACTTGTAGAAAATAAAGACTATAAATCCAATGTTAATGCTGACGAAGTAAAGAAATTTATAAGAGATATTAACGAACAAAACACACACGGTATATTTCTATCACAACATTCAGGTATAACAACCAAAACTAATTATACTATTGATATATACGAAGGCAAAGTATTGGTTTATGTGCATAATGTAGAATATAATCCTGATATCATCAAGTGCGCAGTTAATATTATTGACAATCTAGCATACAAAGTGGAAATTATAGAAAATGATGAGGGCGAAACCATATCCAAGGAAACTCTACAAAAAATAAACTCTGACTTTCAAGTCTTCATGACAAAGAAACAACTCGCTATTGATACCGCAAAAGACATTCAGAAAAAATTACTTGTGCATATAGAAGATATTGCTTTTCCAACCCTTTCAGATTGGTTAGGTAACAAAGGCGTTAATATGAATAATGCATGCACTTACCATTGTGAAATCTGTAGTCAAGTCTTCACAAATAAACGAGCACTCGCCTCTCATAAAAAAGTTCATAAAAATAATGAACCTGTAAAAAATATTATAATTAATACATGATCATCATAAACTATTTGCAACCCTTATACGGTGCGCATGACGCACGCATGGTAAACCCTTTTTTCTTTTTACTAAGACACCTTCTCTTGGTAAATTTACGCGGAAGCTTAAAAATTTTACCATCACGTTTGCGTTTGCATTTTGACGACCTTTTACTTGTTTTACAACAATTAATCATTATATTATAGTATAATATAATCATTTAACGTCTTCTTCTTCTTGTTTGTCTTACATTACGTCTTCGTTTTCCACCAGTTATTCGTTTTCCACCGGTTCTTCCTTTTCCACCGGTTCTTCCTTTTCCACCGGTTCTTCCTTTTCCACCGGTTCTTCCTTTTCCACCGGTTGATCGTTCTTTATTAAATTCCATTAATATTCGTGCGGCTTCATTGGTTTGGTTCTTGAGTTCAGTTTGTACGGCGTCCCGCCTCCTGATCTCATCCATTTGCAAATTCCTCTCGGCACGACGTGCCGATGGTGCTGCCGATGACACTTTGTCGGACGTTGGAGAAAAAGAATCCCTAGGTGTAGCTAAAGGATTCCTGACCGGTCCTCTATATAAACCTTGACCCGTTAAAGATACCATATAATTAGATGGTTGCACATCGTTTATCTTTTTCTTAATAGCATTATTTATTAAGTGCTCTCCAATTGTTCGCGTCAATATACCTAATTCAATAAAAAATAGTAAAGTGTGCATTAGAATGCTACTCATACCTATTTCTGTATCTCTTAATACTGCTTCTACCGGTGGTTTTAGAAAACTACCAAATAATGTAAACATAGTAAAAAATGTTCCCATCGCATACTTATTGGGAACAACCATGTTAATTACTTTCTGAAAATACACTACTTCTTTTGTTTGAAACTCGTTTACTAATACCAAATTATATATATTATTAACTCCTAAAGCAATGGCGTCTTTTCCTAATTTACTTACCTTTACTAATCCTGCAGCCGTTATTGAAATAAATGCTAAAGAAAGTGTGGTTGCTAACAATAATTTAATAAATAATGCGAAACGGAATCGTATTAGAGCTTTTTTTGCAATTTCATGGTCATTATACCTATGTAAAATATTAGCATAAATTCTATATGATGAAAAATTAAACTCATCTATATCACCTTTTATATTGATTTCTCCTCCGCACCCAGGTCCAAAAGCAGCTATAAAACCAAACATTAAATGTGGACGTTCTTTAATATATTCATTGACATATTGCATTACTATTTCATTCAAGGATTCTTCCCTATCAAGATGTGTTTTTTCTACTATATAATGCGCGGGTTTAAGGGGGGGCGGGGGCGGGGGCGGCGGCGGTGTCTCTGCTTCTTTTTCTGTTTGCACCATTATTGATTTCGAGGGTACATTATTAATGTCAGAACGACGCGAAGATGGCCTAAGCGACGACGACGACGGTCGCGCCGCCGCGCGCGACGACGCCGCGCGCGGCGGCGGTGGCGGCAGTGGCGGCGACGGCGACGACGGCGACGACTGCGGACTTGGGTGAAATTCCGGAGATATTGCGCCGCCATTAATAGGTGCGTAATTTAATATTTTATTTACCTCATCAATGCCTATTTTCATCATAGCAGGTTTTATATCCATTTTAGAGTAATTTTCATCGGAACTCTTCAACCTTTTTATACAATCTGCATGAATTGCATTAATTGTATTAGGTTTTAAAAATAAAAATTGCTTTTCTAAATTCCTAATTATATTGTAATCATCTATAACACTAACTATTTCATTATCTAGGTTGGCATTATTAAGTATATTATTTATAGATAATTTTACATTATCAACATCGTCGGATGTTAGCGGTGATTTTCTAACATTATTCATAACCATAGGAGCACTTTTTATTCTTTTGGTAAATCTATTTATTAAATTTTTAGGAGGCGATAATGTCTTAGAAGTCTTAATAAGATTAGCACTTCTCATAACCTTAGGAAGACCTTGTAATCTTTTACTCATTTTGCGTGCCGAGAACTTCTTAGAAGCATTAACAGCTTTATTCATAATATTGGGTGATATCGTATTAGAAGTGTTTTTTATTTTACTAGTATTTGCTTGTCTTAACGAATCAGATTTTTGTAATCCTGAAGGATCATCTACTACAGAAACTGGCGACTGAGATTTACTTGGCATATATATATATAACGCAATATTATTTCGGTATATTTATTTCTTTTATTAAACTTATCTTATTTTTCTTATTATCAACATTATCATATAATTTACTTTGCAATTCTACATATTCTTCCATCAACTTATCATCATTCATAAAATTCGGATTCTCTTCTTCCCACTTTCTTATCAATGTAATATACTTATGTTGTAATTGTTTATCACCTTTCTCTATTAAAGAATTTACCATATCATCGTCCTTTTCCCAATCTTTATTGTTCTTTATACACAACTTCTTGCGTTTAGGATCATAACAATGTATCGGTCTTTTATACACTCCTAATTCGTTTATTTTATTACAAATAGCATTTGATATGCTTGTTGTTATATTACTATTCTTTAATGCCTGCAAATCATCCACTTCTAAATCTATTGACATCAAAAATTCTCCCCAATCTACAGCATCCTTACAATCCTCATTCAAGAAAATATTTAAATTAAAATTCGTATTATTATTATTATTACCCACCTTTGGAACCAATTCAGATATAATATCTGACTGTTTTTTCATTTGCTTTAATGCCTCTCCCATCATCATAACTAAATCATCGTTGTTTAAATCTTTAATCTTAGCTTCATTTTTTACGCATTGCTTCTCATGATACCATAACCCATTTCTTGACATATATTGTTTCCCACATACACTACATATATGGTTGTGCGACTTTTGCGACTTTTTTTGTTCAAAATGTTCTAAAACACTGTTTTTTTGATGTTTACGTGTCAAAAGGTGTTTGTTAAAATCGTTCTTTTTAGACGTATTATAATCACAAAATTCACAACTATAGATTATGTGCGACTTTTGTGCGACTTTTTGTTCTAAAATGTTCATATATATTAGAACACAAAAAGTCGCTTAAAATCTTTTACATAAAATATAAAAATTGTATGCTCACAATTTTTTAACATATTTTTTCCAGTTGTGAGCATTATGGTATGTTTTGTAAATTCTCAAATTTTTCTAATTCTTATCAGTGTTTTTTATAAAATGGACAAATATATTTGTCTATTTTTATATTTTACACTTTTAATTTGTGAAACACAGAGAATACCATTGACACTGAACCTTTATTTTTCTTTATTGTAATTTTATTTTTGTACCTGTAAAGGTGTATTGTATTGATATACATGCTTTGTGACTAAACTAAATGACCAATCTAACCCGTTAAGGTTGAGGACACGACCTTTATCATCGTATAAAGTCACCTTCATTCTGGTAATATCAACAGGACCAAAATATGTTCTTTCATTGTTTTGTAGAACACCACTGAATTCAATAATAGGATAAGATTGATTATCTTTCCAATGATATTGTTTTTTAATTGGTATTTTTGCAAATATATTCGATATAATAGGAGAATCATATCTTGAATCACATTTAGCATAGAGATCTTCATTTATTGAATTATATGAATCTAAATAAGCATTTGGTATATTCTTTAAGGTAGTTATTTGGCGTGCTACATTGCTATTAGAAACATTACCTGTAGAAACTAAATTTACTTCTTCTGTTAATGTAGGCAATGAAATTTTATTAAATGGTCGTGATACACCTATCAATGCTTTGTTGGTTTGGTTGTTGTTGAAATCATCAATGGCCATTATAATATACCTTGTGCCCCACGTGTTAACAATTGCGTCGCTAATTATGCTTGAATTAGCTGGTATTACTATCTCCGAGGTTCTAAACCCTAGCATCCATCCAAGATTGCTGTTTTTCTTTGCGTTCTCAAATACTATGTTTGTTTCATCGTAAAAAATAAAACTTATACTTGTAGATGTTTTATTTTCTAGTTTAGTTTTACCCGACGAATGTATGATACTTGCAGAAATATCCAAATTGTTATCAATAAAAATAATGTTTAATTCAATCATGGTATCATTAGGACTATAATTTCCTTCTGTTATTTGATAACTTATATTATTTATCATTAAAACATCTGTTCCGTAAACCGCATCAAATGTATACCAGGCATACGGAAGTTCCAAAGAATAAAGATTAATACTTATTACTTTGCTAAGTGTTTCGGTAAACTCAAAAATAAAATTAGTGGTATTAGAATTGTTTGCTTCAATGATTTCTTTATATTGACTATCTATGTTTGTGAATCTTGTAATTATTTGTTGATAATTAGGATTCATGGTTCCTTTCATTAATGACGTATTGAATACATAGTCGGTATCTTTTTCATTATCAGTTAGTAAGTTTTTTATAAGTATGTCCTGAGATTCTTTTATGAAATTGACTAATTCGCTGTTATTATCTTCATACGCTTTATCAGATAATTCCTTTGCTTTACTATTTATATCTTCAAGTGTAATGTTATTTATATCGTCATCAAAAAATAATTGCACTAATTCGTTGACCGTATAGTTCTGTGTGTTAAAATCGTGTGAAGGCATTTATATATAACAAAATAAAATTGATTTAATGTTTATTCATATATATGAATATAACATACAAAATGGCAGAACCAAAAACTTGCGCGTTGTGTTGCGATGAATTCAACAAAAGCACAAAAAAAGAAATAAACTGCAATAATTGCGACCATTCTATTTGTAAAACTTGCGCAAGACATTGGCTTACATCTACTAAATCCGATCCTAAATGTCCGAAATGTAACGTGGGTTGGAATAGGAATTATTTGATTATGAATCTAAACAGGTCTTATGTCAACAAGGAATACAGAGAGCATCGTACAGGTATTTTGCTGGATATTGAGATGGGCAAACTACCAGAAACTATGCCATTTGCTGAAAGAGCGAAAGTCGTCAACAATCTAAAAAAAGAAAACGAAGAATACAACAACCAATTAAAAAAACTCCACGATGAGACGACATTACTCACTAATAAAATTAGAATTAATTCTCGTAAAATTAATCATCCAGATTCAACGAGCGTGGATGCTTCAGAAGAGCGGAAGAAATTTATGATGGCATGTCCTAACGACGGATGTCGCGGATTTCTTTCAACGAGTTATAAATGTGGTTTATGTAATTTGTTTACTTGTCCAGATTGTTTGACAATTATCGGTAAAAATAAAAATGAAGAACATAAATGCAATAGTGATGATGTTAAATCTGCTGAATTTATTAAAACGACTACACGCCCTTGTCCATGCTGTGCTGAACGAATTTATAAGATTGAAGGGTGTGACCAGATGTTTTGTACATCTATTAAAAAAGATGGTTCTGTGTGTGGCACCACATTTAGTTGGAAAACAGGTAAGGCACAAATTGGCGGAACCATTCATAACCCCCACTACTATGCGTTGCAGAAGCAACAAGGCAATCTTGTACGAAATCCGGGCGACGTTGTGTGCGGCGGTGTACCTAATATACGATCCTTTGGGAGCATAATGACGGTTCTATTTACAAAAAATGCTATTAAAAATGCGTTTTCCATAAAAGCATCTAACCAAGATAGTGTTATTCATCACACTAAATTTAAAATTATAGTAGACTTTTATGGTATCCACAATCTTGTGGCTGAAATTAATCAATATATTCTTCCAAGAACGAGACAGGAAGTAACAAATCTAAACGACAATACCGGTCATCGTGTTAAATACTTGCTTAATGAAATCAATAAAGACGAACTTGCCGTTATTATCAATAAAAATGATATTGCGCGACAAAAAAAAATGGAACTGCTAAATATTTATGAAATTTTGGGTGTAACCGGTATTGAAGCATTGAATGATATCATTCAAAATATTGACACGTCTATTTTCACAGGAACTATCAGTTCCAATACGCGAAGAGTATTGGAATATAATACTAATTGGGGTGCATATGTAAATGAAATAAGCAATATGTCGCAAAGTGATTGGCACACAATTATTAATAATATCGCAGATAAACTTGATGAAAAAATCAATAACTTTAAGAAAGTTATTGATTATTGTAACGAAGAATTTAAAGTAATCGGAATTAATTATAATTGTAATTCGCACTTTATACCATATTATAAAGGATCAAATAATTATAAAGGATTTTATGAAGAAGTAAAAAGTAAATGGTATTTCGGTAAAAAAAAGTACTCTATTAAAGACATTAAAGACATTAAACATTAAGATTAGTCATTAAGATTATAATTTTTTTTTTATCATCGTTACAAAACGGACACGCTGTCATCTTTGTATGGTTACAATGATGACACCCTTCGCTGCAAAACGTACACTCTACATATCGGGTTCCTTTACAATACCAGCAAACTGGATAATTTTCAATGAACGATGCTTCATTCATATAATAGGAATCGTGATACTCGGTATCATAGCATTGTGTATTCTCAACCAAAACCGAAAGATTTTTACGAATAATTACGTTAGTAAAATGAGGTGTCTTCTGAAAAATGAACCGGTAAGGTTTAGCATAACGAATCAATACGTTCATTATTATATTTATTCCATAAATTAAATATATTTATTCATCTTCAATTTTCTTATAAATTATTATCATCTTATGAATTATAGTCATCTATGGTATAAAAGTTTAGTTTGCGTCTATTAACATTGGGTGGCGGCGGTGCAATAAGGTAAGGCGATATGCGTGTTGATTCCATATTATAAATACGTTGTTCTAATTCTTTTATCATATTTAAAATGTGTTCAGGTTTATTTACATTTGCGGTGCTTGTGTTTTTGTATATGTTCCAATAATAAGGTTCATTATATACTATTTTTCCCTTTCCTCCATTATTGATTTTATCACGCAAATTATTTGACGCAATATTATCATACCACGAGTAAAAGTAAACAAAACCAATATAATATTTGTCTTTAGCCACTAAATCTACCCGTTGAATACGACCAATAAATAAATTATCAAATACATATTTAATTGTTTCTTCCGTACATGATTTATGTATAAAAGGTATATATATACTCAAATTATCGGTCATTCTTTAAATTACTAACTTCTACTTAATATCATTTTAATAATTATTTAAGTGCTCTTTTTTAAGTGCTCTTTTTTAAGTGCTCTTTTTTAAGTGCTCTTTTTTAAGTGCTCTTTTTTAAGTGCTCTTTTTTAAGTGCTCTTTTTTAAGTGCTCTT